TTTCTTCCATAGAATCACCAGCAGTAGACCATAGAGTGTTAACATCTTCTTTTAACTTCTCTATATCAAAACTTTCTTCTTCGGTTTTGATTGCTTTTTCTAAATCATCAGCTTGTTTATCATGTGCTGTAACAGATTTTTTAAGTTGTTTGATGATAGGTTTAATTGTTTTCTCATCATCTTTATTTAAATCTTCATTTTTTTCTTTTGCTTTAATTGCTTTTTGTAAAGCAGGTGGTAATTTCTTTTGGCCAGCAGTTAACTCATTAACTTTAGCCTCATCTTTACCTTTATACATTTTATCTAATTTATTAAAAAAGTCTTTCTTTTCCATATCAGACATTGAACCGATACCTTTACCGGTCTTTTCTAATTCTTTTTTAAACATTTGTTGGTAGGCGTTATCTTTTAAATTTTTTTGCATTTCTTTGATAGACGCTTCTATACTACCATCTTTTGATTTTAAGTATGACATTTTAGTTTCCTTTATTTACTGTTTCGTCTTTAACTAGTCTATCTTTCAAAACGCTAGTCATTAAATTTAATGATATTTGTTGAGGTCTTTCTTGCCAACCATACCATTTTGTTTTCTTACCAGTATTCCAAGGTGGTTTTTTATCTACCGAGAAATATTGTTCAGAGGTTACATCAAAGATTTGATTACCGTCTTGTAACCACCAATGTTTTTCACCTCTATAATCTTTTGCACTAACACCTATTAAACTGTCGGTATCAATTAAATAATATAAAGCTTGTGACGCATGGTAACAATGTCCATAATACTTTACATTGTTTACATCATTAGGATACATTACTTTTTTTCTACCTTTTAATAGTTCAGGTGTCAAATTTTCTTGTATCAAATCCATCACATGATATATCATTTTATATGGAAAAGGTTTGTATTTTAAAATTCTACTTTTATATATTACATTACCTTTTGCATAACAATGCCGTACCACTTCTTTCATAATATAAAAAAACCTTAATCTACATTAAATTCGGGGTCTGCCTTTTTAATAGCAGCTTTAACTGCATTAGGATTACCTGTTTCAATTTCAAATGAAGCATTTGGTTCTCTTTGTGTAGGTTTTTCTTTACTTTTAATTCTACCACCCGCTCTTTTAATTGCGTCTTCAACATTTTTCATATCTCTACTTGCTTCATAAGATTGTGATGGTTCATATTCTTTAAAAGCATATAGACTTGCTTCTTCTAAACTCTCACCTTTTACTTTAGCAGCTAAATCTTTATCTGCACCACCCCATGTTCCAGAGGATTTTGTTATGAATGAATTTACTCTAGCGAAAGCCCATTGTTGCTGTGTAGTACCTGGTCGGTGTCCACCTCTCCAAGCGGCCATGCCTCTATCGTAAACTTTTTTTAGAATACCGTATGACATTCCAGATTTTTCTGCTTTGTTTTTCAATCCTTCTATTTGTTCGAACATCTGTTTAGCAGGATGTTCAACATGTTCTCCAAGAATTGATTTTACCACTCTCAACGGTAACTTCATTAACTTAGCAATCTCACTTGATGACTTACCATCTTTTTGCATGGCGTCAATCTGTGACATCTTACCCTCACCATACATCTTCTTGTACTTTTGTGTGAATTGAGACGGTTTTGTTTCTGCGTCTTTATCACCAGGTGCTGGACTGTTATCGTTTTTAGTTGTATCTTTTTTAGCAAAGTGATTTGCTCTACTGTCTTTAGTATCTTTTGATAAATTTTTATAATACTTTTTAGGTTGAGTACCATCTTTTGACTTAACATCTTTGTCTTGTGGTTGTGCGTCTAAATCTTCTTTCTTACCTAGAAGTTTATCAGCAATCTCATGTCCTTTTTTGATAGTAGATTTCTCTAATGGTTTTTCATCATTGAATTTCTTTTTAGCAGTTGACATACCAATTGCATATGCTTTATCTTTTGACATATTTTCATAGGCTTCATTTGCTCTTTTTAATGCGTTAGCAACATCTTTGTGTTTAGATAAACCTGTTGCAAGTTTCTCAATAGCCTTAACTGCACCTGAATAATTACCTTGTTTATATCTAGGGTCATTTAAGATACCATATGCCATTTTAATTTGTTGAGTTGAAAATTCATTAAGATTTTCTTCCCACATTTCTTTAACGGCTTCTTTTTGTTTCATCATCTTATCTTTAAGATGTTTGTATGCAATACCAACTTGAAGTAATGGCTCACCAGTTTCTGGATTTACCAACTTCTCTGTTTCTTTTTTGGCAACTTTAGCTTTCTCTGTCTCTGCTTTAGTTTTTAGAGCATTGATTTCTGCGTCTTTCTTTTCAAGTTCAGACTTTAATTTCTCTGCGTCACCACCTTCTTTTTTCGTTTCTGTATCAGCAATTTGGTCAGGTTCATTCTTCTTAGCAACCTTTTTAGGTAGTTCTTCTTCCTCTTTTACTTCTACAAATAATATTTCTTCAGCTTTTAGACCGTTTCTTTGAGCGGCTAATTGCATGTCTAATATTTTTCTCATGTTACCTTTTAACATAACCTTTGCACCTGCACCAGAACCAACTAATGTTGCTGTGACGCCGTGTTGTTTTGCTAAAGACATCATGTTAGTGACTTCTCTATCGTTTCTGAAATTAGTAATAGTACCAGTACCCTCATTGATTACATCTTCGTAAGCAGGCACCCAATCTTCTAACTTCATTCCTTTTTGTACCATTCTTGATAATGCCATGGCTGATAAGAAAGGTATCTTTTTGTTCTTTAAATCTTTTAATGCACTATCAGGTATCTTGTCAAACATTTTTCTTAATTTGTTTGCATTATCCATAGATATTCTTTTGCCTCTCAAGCTTTCATACTCTTTGGCTAATTTATCTAGTTGTGCTTTACTAAAATTTTCATCTATTAGGTCTTCATTCTCTTCAATTAGTTTTGAAATCTGATTGATGTTTGCATGTTTAATAGCAAGTTGTGTTGGAACATCCATTGCTTTAAGCATTTTCTTGATAGCAGGTGTAATATCACTTGCGTTCTTTCTTGACCATACAGTTTTTAAATTTTGAATTTGTTTTGCGTCTAGTTTAGACTTGAAATAATCATCAACATTTTCATTGTAGTCTTGTTCAAGTTCCTCATTTGTCATTTCTTCTTTGACACAATTAGGTACTTGTTTACCACCTTTCATTTTCATGCCTCTTTGAGTCCAACCTACCCAACAAGCCTCTGTAATAGGGTCGTAATTATCTTCGTCAGCGCTTTCATCAATGGCATAACTCTCTGCTCTTACTGAAGCATGATAAAAGTTTTTAAGGTCTGTAGCATACTTGTTAAGGTCTGCACCTTTACCATCTACTTTCATAACCATACCTTTTGCGTCAATCGTAAAACCTTGTTTTGCTAAGTCAGTTGAGGCCTTTGACATATCAGCCATAGATTTGAATGTGACTGTCATTTTTTTAAATTCGTTAATAGGCTCTCTGACTTGTTGTAAAGCCTCGGAGAATGTCTTTCTGTATGCGCTTATTTTTTTCATTTTAGTTGTCTACCTTTGCTCCGCTTCTCCATTGATAACAAGACCAATATCTAGCTTTAGTTTTTGGACCAGGATTCTCACAATTGTGTCTGGCTCTGAAATTTTTTCTACGATTAGGGTCGTCTCTTTTGATTTCCATATTAGGGTCACCAAATGTGACTTTGACCACATTACCGGTTTCATTTTTCACATATACGGCAAACTTTTTAGGTCCACCTGGAGTTCTCATAGGATTGTTTAGTGTGACTTTCTTACCTTGATGTTCAGCCTCTTCTAAAGGCTCACTCTCATGTTCGAATATACACTCTTCACACTTTTCATCTATATTATCCCACTCTTTTAATGACTTCATTATAGTTTCTCCAGAATTTTTTGGACAACCTCATTTAACTTGGCCTTCCAATGTTCTTTATATCTTTCTCTATATTTATCTATTGTGGATTTTGAAGATGACCATTCTTTGATATCTTTTTTAGATATATCAGTAGTCTCTGGTCTAGTTGTGACTGGTTTACCACTACCAGATTTAGATGGTTTGTAGTTATCACCCTTATGTTTAGGGTCATATCCATCTTGGCCTGGTGTCATTTTCATTGTGTGTTGTGCATAATCTTGACCTATATCATAACTTTCATTGTTCCACTCGGCAAAACCTTTCATCTTTTTAGTGTCTGGTTTAGATACTGCCTCAAATCCATAATCAATATTAGTGTTGTATTCTCTAATGATTGCTTCTTTATCACCTGCAATAGGTGTACAATCCCATATCCATGCTTTGTGCATGTTATTATTAGTATCTTCTAATACAACATAATTCGTACTTCTTCTAACAACCTTACCCTCTATGTCATTGTATTTTACTTTATCATCTATGTTAAAGATTTGTTCTCTGATATAAAGGTCTCTTACTTGTTGTTGTTCAAATTCTTTTAATGATACTATTCTATTTTCAGGTACATAACTAGCCGCTAAATTCATACCTTTTCTAACATCTTTCATCATGGCTTGTGCGTATGTACTATTTGGTAATCCTTTTTTGAAACTATCTAAATCACCTTTTGAAGCTGCGTCTCTCATCTTACTAGCACTCATACCTGTGGCACCCTCGGCGTCAGGATCCCTTTCACCGGCAGATACAACTTTGATATCTTCGAAGTCATATAAACCATGTCTTGATGATACACCATTATATTTCTTTAGTATAGTTTCGAATTCTCTTACTCTATCTGAACCTGCAACCATTGTTATGCTTGTATAACCTTTATTATGCAACATGGTAGCAATATCTAATATCATATTAGTCTTATTGATTTCTATATTTCTTGCATGAGCAGGAAACAATTTCTTCATATAAGATAGTTTTTGTGTAGGAGTTAATGGATTCTTTTTAGGGTCATTACTTCTACTTAAATAAATTTTATGGTCATTTGTTGATAACGACTTAACTTTCTTAATAAGTTTTTCGTGACCAATTGTAGGTGGATTAAATCTACCAAATGTAAATGCAACTGTCTTACTTTTTGCCTCTTTGAGACTATCAATCTCTGCGTCTGTTACCTCACCATCATCTAAAATCTTTTTACACTTCTTATAGAAAGCAAGATAGTGGTATTTCTCTAACATTTTATAGACCACATTTTTAGGTAATCTATTTTTAATGCCAAACTTTTGTATTTGGTCTGGTGTCATATCAGTATCAAAGGCTGCTCTTCTATCTGCGTCAATGCCG